GTAAATGCCGATGCCACCGTAGCGGAAAACAGCCACCTGCAGGGCCAGCTCCGCCATTTCGCGCACCGACTTGCCTTTGATAACTATGTCTGCCGCGTCGGCGTACCATGGCAGATGTCGCGAGTTCTTGGCCCCGGGGATCGGTTTAAGGCTTTTGTTGTGCTTTTCGCAACTGATACCGCGATTCACGGTAATGGGTGCGCCAGCCAGCTTGCGGAGGGTGTCCAGACCGCGCAGTAAAACAAAGCTGGGTGTAACTTTTTTTCCTCGGCAGTCGGGGTCATTGCAATGGCACTTAAATTCCCGGCGCGAAAAGTATAAGGATAAATCTCCCATAACTAGCCCTCCATGGCCGCTTTAACGGCGGCGGTTATCTTGGTCGCGAGGCCACCGTTTACCGAGTGGCTTATCATCTCCAGTTTGCCGTCAATTATGCCGATCTGCCTTGACAGTTTAGACAGTTGTTTGTTGTTCTCGTCGATGCGCTCATGCAAACGCCGGTCGCCTGAGCGAGCCTGCTTTACTATCTCTTTTTGATTTGTCTGGCAGGTAGTGTCGATTTGTTGCTGGATTGATTTGTTATCTGCCGATTTTTCGTAGCGCTGGTCGTCGCGGGCGCGGTAGTAGACATTTATCAATATTGTGGCGATGGTTGCTATTACAGTGCCGATGGCTATTCCGGTGGCGAAATCCATTTTTTTACCTCGCTGTTTTTAAAGCGCCGTTGATGGCTTTGGTAATATTCTGCTCCCATTTACTTTCGACAACTTTTCTGGTTGTTTCAAATAGTGGCCATTGCTCTTTTACTTTTACATTTTTGTCGAGCCAGTATTTAAGTGTGAGTTTTCCGGCGGCATGGCGAACCTTGCTGTTTCCCCATTTGCCAAAGCCTCTTTTGCGTTTTTTAAGTCCGCCCGTTTTAGTGAAGACACCACGGCTGGTGCCAAGTTTTAAAACAAAATGAGTATGGCGGGCCTGTTTGTCTTTTTTATTTAATATAGTATCTATGCGGTTGGTCTTGGTAATGGCTGTTTGCTTTGTTTTGCGCGCTCCGCCCACGACTGGCACGGCAACATATTTGCTTTTGGTTTTGCGGGTTCCGCCTTCCGCCTGTAATTTCATGTATGGTCGCAAGCTACCCACTTCGGCTTCGTGCTTTGTTTTGGTGGCTCTTTTTACGCGCATTCCATTCTTTGTAAACGGTTTTCTAACTGTAAAATGCTTGGGCAGATCTTTGACAAGTTGATCTTTGGCATTAAAGGCACACATGTCCACGGCCAGTTTGATGCCGTAGGGGATCTGGTCGCGCACCATTTTGTTGGTGGCAACCATAAACGCCAGATCGTCGTATTCGATGTCGAAGATATCAGCCATGGTAAAACCTTAAACTGCCAGTCGGTCGCGTTTGTAGGTGATTTTTGCACCTAAAAAGGTGGCAACATTTCCGGTGTTGTTATTGTTTACTTTTATCGCAGCAAAATAGCTTGCGGCTCCGGTTGATAAACCCAGTTGGCACATTTCGGCATCACTGCAATCAAGCCCGGCGGAATAAAAGGTGTGGTTTATGCCACCCGTGTCGGTAATGGTAAACTCGCTGGATGTTGCAAGTTCTGTGCTGGTAAATATTGCATCACTTGTCATCAGCATGGTGCGCTCAATGACTTCAAGATCCAGCTTGACCGGGTCGCCACCGGATAATTTGTAAAAATACAAACGCACCTCGGAAAGCTTGCCGTTGTTAATACCCTCAATAGGGACGTATATTTCATCAGTGGCCTGGCCGACTGGAATGCCCTGTGTGAGGTTGTAAAATGCGGTGTTTATTGGCTGACAGGCGGCAGCAGAAACAGTGCGGACGAATTCGATTTCCTCGTCGAACTTGACGTTTTTTTCATCATCTTTGTCAAAAACTGCGGGACCGTTGAAAGTTGCGCTGTCATTAAAATTCATTGGCCCGGTAAAGGTGTCGCCGGCTTTGTTGGCCTTGGTATTGAAACAAGCGCCCAGTTGGCTGTCGGTGGTGCCGTTGGGTGTAATTCCGCAGGCTGCAAGGATGGAAAGAATTTCATCCTGCATCATGTTCATCCACCAGGGGGGGATTTTAGTTGCGGTGGTGCTATTGCCGGATGTTCTGAAATAGCCCTCATTTAATCCGGTCAGGTCCGGTTTGGCGGGTTTTTCGACTGTTACATCATTGCCGGTTATTTTTATCATGTTAGATCCTTTTGTTCAGATGTAAGATTGTAGTTATGCCAGTGATATGCTGGTTTATAACTGCTTAAAAGCGTTTGTACTCGCTCTGCGTTGGCTGCCTCTACTGTGCCAGATACAAACATTATAAAATAGCCAGAGGCATCGTTTAGGGCTGCCTCGCAGTCGTCTTCTTCCACGCGGGCTGGTAGCATTTCTATTGCCATGTTGATTTCGGCGTTTAATGATCTGGCCAGCGTCTTGGTGTCGTGGTCGTTATTACAACCACGTAAATTCATGCGGGCCTGCACTATCTGTCGTCTTTCGGCCAGTGTCTCGGCCATCGGAAAGATAGCATCTGGTAAACCGTAATGATCTTCCCACGTGCCGATGGTTTCGGTGGTCTCGGTAATGCGGGTCTCGGATAAGGAGTCAAGCACCCGATTGTGTATACGGCGAAATTCACTGGCCATGCCTTCTATGCCGTAATAAAGCAATTTGCCCGGGGCTGCAGCGACTTTAAAGAAGTTGCCCGGTGGTAAAAGCCGTTTGATAAGATCTGTATAGTTTTTATCTTCCGCGCGCATACTCATGATAGGGTCACTTCCTCCAGTACCGGCATTTCAGACCATTCGGCCACAATGGCCTCGTCTACGGTCTCACCATCCACGGTTACAGATTGCAGATTATGGCTGATGTGGCCGGTTACCGAGCTGATCGTGTTGGTTATCTCCCACAAGTAGATTGTGGTAGTAGGCCCGCTGTCGTCACGGACAAGCTGGCGACTCTGGATAAGGTCACGCAGTGCCTTTTCGACTTCGCCTAGTTTGTCGGCAGGATTCAAGCCTGCAAGGTTGACGGTGATTTTCTTTTCTTTGGAGAGTCTAACCCTCACATTGCGCTGTATTTGCGCCGGGACGCGGTTGGTGTCGCCGGTGATGGGATCGGCGGCGTAAATCTTTTCGCGTACCTTCCAGGTGTCTTTGCAGAGCAAGTGCAGGCCGGGGTGGAATGTTTCCTGCAACAAGCCTGTAACAATGTTTTCCGGCAGTGCCTCGGCAAAGGTTAGCGTTATGTCATCACCGGATATTTGCAGGCCGGCAATGTTCAGTTTTGCATCCCGGTTATAGGCTTGGTCTGGTTGTAAAAGTATCGCCGTGCCCTCGCTAAACCAGCCATCGTCAACACTGCGGTGTAGTTTTGCCTCGAGTGTGGCGCGGCTGATACGGACAAACCAGCCGTCGGGGTCGGTGTAGGTAATCGGTACCAGATAGGCACCGCCACCGTTTGGCAGGGTATTGTTGGGGTCGTCGAGGTTATAACCGGCAGACAATACATAATACACGGTAACAAAGCCCGGTTCCGGCTGGCAGGGCGCGCAGTCAGCTCGACGGACAATCGGTTCTTCTTCGGCCCATGCCTTAAAATCAAATTTGGTGGCACCCATGGACGGATATTGCAGGCGATGAAGATAACGCTCCAGCAGGGCTTCGCGCGTTTCGTCGTCTACGGCCTGCTCGCTTAATGCGGTAACAGTGGCCTCGCCGTCGGTGCCATCTACCGGGTTGGTAAAAAACAGTACTTCACCAATTTCTGCATTAGCCAGCGTGCCGGGCGTGGTGGCTTTGATGGTAATGGTAGCCAAGCCATCTTCGCCGGCAGTGGTTGCCGCTTTTACTTTAAACTGGCTGCCGTTTTCGCGCTGGACGGTTCTGTCTGCAGGGATTGTTATTCCGGCATCGGCTGAAACAGTGGCGGTCAAGGTCGCATATGTGGCGGGTTTCCAGAACACGCCGAACTCGGCAGCTTTGACTTTGAGGTTTTTCATGGTGGCGTACCTGCCGAAAAACTGGTTTAAGCTCCAGTCTATCATGCCGTAGAGTGTGTAGCAGATACCCGCTTGCACGGTAGCCAGAGTGGGTATTATCAGATTCAAAATGTACATCGTTCGTTTTGAGGGATTTTCCAGTTTGCCGAAACTGGTATGATAATCATTGGTGATGCGGGCGATGATCTCGGCCATGGTGTCGCGTTTGAATCCGGTTTTAGTTGTTAAAGGCATTGTTTGTCTCCTGTAGGTTGTTGCTGTTAAAAATATAGCTGTTTTGCTGGCGAATAAATTCAACCTGGCAAGCTATGCCCTTGCCTGATTGACTTAAATGGATTTTTATCTGGTCTGTCAGTTTTGCCTTGCTTATCCAGTCGGTAGCCTCGGCCACGTATTTGGTGGCCTCCTGTACCGTTTGCGGGCTGTTTTTTGCGCGTGATAATAGCCATAAGTAACTGCCTGTCGGGCGGTATTTGCCGGTAAATAATTCGGACGGCGGATAGGCATCGCCCCACCAGCCACGACGGTTGCCGGTGTCGTCCGGCAGTTGTGCATCGGCTTTGGCGCGTTTATCTGTAAATAGCGAGTATAGCAAGGCAAAAAATAGTATTGCAGCCTCACTACCGCTGGCCAGTATTTCAAATGGGTCATCCGACCACGACAAGGGCGCACCGTTTATGGCGGTAGCAAACGACCAGTTGTTTTGTTCCTGCGCTGGCATTGGTTTTGTGGTATAGCTGGCCGGCTCCGTGACTGGTTGCGGGTTGATTAGCGGTATACCCAAGCCGGTTGCTCCTAATACGAGTGACATTTTAAGCCTCGATGCTGAAATCGTTTAATACTTCGATACGGGCGTCGCTTTCAACCCAGACGTCGTGTAAAGCTGGGTCGTAAGTGAATGTCTCGCCCTCTCTGACAACAGGCTCGTTAACCTTAACCATGATTTCAGCCTGTTCTGTTGTTGATAAATCCGTTA